TTAACATAATCATCGATTCGCTGTCTTTTTTGCTCATCTTCCGTTACGTTTTTAAGTTCCTCTGAATTAATTTTAATAAATAATCCGAACTCTTCGTAGTTGTTAAATACAAATTCACTCATGACGATTTCTTAAGTAGGGTTTTAAGGGTCAAATACAAAAATAGTGTTAACCAAAAATTTATAACAAGAAAACCCCAGCTTCCGTGCAACGAAAAGCATCCTAAATTAAGCCAAAAACTTACACATAGTGGGCAAGAAACTAACTTTCTTAAGAAGCTAGGGTTTTCAAAGGTTAAATACTCCCAGTAAGCACCTCCAACCGAGTCTAGGTATTTTTCATATTTATCTATCTCAAAATACTTACTAAGCCTAAAAAGTTTAACATACTCTACGAAAGCTTCGGTTTCGTAAAGAAAAAACAAAAAGCTAGCATTTAAAAAGGAATATATTATACCTTCCATATCGTTATATAATTTAAATACTAATCAATTATTCTAATTAATTTTAATGAGATCTTTGTTGTAGTTGAATTCCATAAAAACTAAGTATCTCAAAAGCTTTATCATCTTTATGGTAGGTATCTAGATAAACCACTTTTTGCACCCCGTAAGAGGCTATTAACGTGGCACAATACGAACAGGGTAGAAGTGTAACGGCCAGCAAGCGAATCTCGCCCTTCTTGCAGAGAGAGAGGCAATTTGCTTCAGCGTGTATCATGTAAGGCCTACGTGCGTCCCTGTCTTCCCAGAACTCTGGAGAAACATCTTTGCCTGAAGCCAACCCGTTGTACCCGACACCTACAACCATATTTTGATGATTTAAAGCACAAGCCCCCACTTTATGGTGGGGGTCTTCGCTTCTCAAAGAGGCTGTGTCAGCAATATCAATTGCAAACTTCTCCCAAGATATTCTAGAGGCTGGCATCTTTAAAGAAAATTAAATAACTTACTCTAAAGAAGAAATAACATACGATTATAGTTAAGAATTCCATAACTAACCTTGGCAATAATCTGTGGGGCTAGGGGAAACTTTATCCATTGAGCACGAAGTTTCAGTTTCTTCTTGCTTTTGATAAGTTACCCTAGGTCTTCCGTTTTTAGTCTTTACCTTGCCGACAACTACTAATTCTCCTTGGTCCACAGCTTTGTTCAATTTACTGTGAATAGTTACTCTTGAGACTTTATCTGGTTGGGTGTCTACCACATCTTGGGCGGTAAATACGACGTCGGGCCATTGTATTTCTACAGGTGGGCGACCTCTTTGCTGTGAAACTTTAATTTTATCATTCATACTTTATAAAAGTATAACCCGCCTTTATGTGAAGTCAACTTTTTTTTTGAACAAATCCATCTTTTTTTTAAGTATATTATATGAATGTTTTAGACGCATCTAATCATCTTTTTGAGTGGTTCGGGGCTAATGATAGCTTTGAAATCAATAAAGATTTAAAAAGGGTATTAACAATAATAGACAACGAAGAGGAAACTATCTCTGCGTTCAAATTAGCTTTGAGTCAACTAGAAGAGCAAGGAATGGTTTGCTCTCAAAAATATGGAGACAAGGACTACTTCGTCCTTACCAAACCCTATGACGCCTACATTCAAAACATTGAGCTATCTGCTTTTACAGCTAAGTGGTTAGCTGGGGAAATTAACGAATTCTGTGATATGATACAAGATAACACTGACGCTGCTGTTGCGAGTGGTATAGTCGACAAAGACGTAAGAAATGCTATTCATATAATTCAATTTTACAAACAAAAAATGACAGAAAAAGAAGATATTATATCGAACTTAAGCGTGGGTGGTGATATAAACGATCTAGTTGATGGCCTCTCCGGATTAAAGGGAGATGATAACAGTGACGCTTCTGGCGAAGATAAAAAAAATAACAAAAAGAAAAAATAGTTCTTGCTTCAAATAAAAAAGTTGTTAGACTAGTCGAAGTTCTTTGTAAGCGGTGAATAGCTTGTGAGGGGATAACCTCATACGAACTCGTAAGAGACCACAGGCCCGTAAAAAGACCTTAGCCAATTAGACCTAATAAGTCTACTGTTATTTCGGGAAAAAGCGGCAGTTGAGGCTAATGTAAGTAGAAATACTTAAGCTAGAAACTTAATCCTCCCAAGAGGAAAAAGGATAAGCAGTCAATAAGAAAAGTCCCACCGCATAAAACGAAGAGCTACATATCTTAACAAGTCAGCCAGCGAAACTAAAAGAGGTTAACGCGAAGGACTGAAGCGGCTTGGTTAAGGATTGCATTTTGGTTCAAGTGGACAGCTATGTTCTTATCTCGAAAGCCTATCCGGCTTTCTCAACCCATAGGAAAAATAAAGGATAAGCAGTCACCTTGAAGATTGTTACAATTAAACATTAAATATAAATATATATACTTACGTTATGGTAAACCAAATAATCGGTGTATCCGGAGTCGCTGGGTCAGGTAAAGATACGTTTTACTCTCTTTTATCTCAATCCGTACCGTGCAAACAATTTTCCTTAGCCTCCGCGCTTAAGGCGGAGGTAAATAATTGGTGTAAGCTGCACTACAGAATAAATTCAACCGACTGTACGAGAGAAGAAAAGGAAGTTATACGCCCATTCTTAGTGGCACACGGTACGACAAAAAGAAAACTCACGGAGGGAAGGCATTGGATAGAAACTCTTCATGAAAAAATCATCAAGGACGACTTTAAAGGGATTAAGGTTATTACAGATATTAGGTATGATGACTACGAAAATGATGAAGTAAGCTGGCTCCGAGATGAACTCAACGGAATATTAGTTCATGTTTCTCAATATGAGCTTATATCTAAAAATTCATTCAAACCTTCGCAAGGGCCATTTGATAAGAAATTCTTACCCCCAGCAAACTCAGAGGAAGCTAGAAACGACCCCAAGGTTAAGAAAAAAAGTGACTTTCAAATCGAATGGGAATTCCTTAAAAGTGGTCAAATCAGTGAATTATCTCCGTATGTGGATAATTTCATCGAATGGCTACAGAAAAAAAACGAGGGAAAAAACCATTAGTAGATAACACTCTTGTAAGGAGGGTAAAAAACGATGGCTGCAATGACAGTTTTATAGAAATTCTCAACAGGCACGAGAAACTGTACTATAAAATCTGCCAAAAGTACATTCCTGTAGTTCTAGCCAAGGGATTAAGGAAGGACGACCTCCTTGACGATAAAGAATTCGTAGTCTTTAAGGCTGTTTCATCATATAAAATTAATAAAAAATGTAAATTTTCTACATGGCTGGGTAATTGCACAAAATATCACTGCTTAACCTTTATAAACTCAAATAATAAAGAAGTAGACCTAGAGGACGAAACAATTAATTTATATTTAACCGACAAGAGCAAGGAGGACTTCGATACAGAATGCTCATTAAAAGACGAAAAGGAATATGTATTTAAAATATTAAATAAATTAAAAGACAAAAGAATATCTAAGGTTTTTAAATTAAGATACTTTGATAAAAACACTGAAAAGAAAAAAGTAACATGGAGTTCCATAGCGTCCCAAATAGATACCAGCACTCAAACAGCCATCAACTTACATCAAAGAGGAGTCAATATTCTCAGTAAAAAATTAAAATCAAAAGAACTTTATGACGATATTTAAATTTAGTTGTTGACACAAGTAAAAATTAAGGTATACTTTACGTTAAGATGAGTGAACAAAATAACAAAAATGATTGGGCCGAAAGGGAAGTCGGCGCTCTATGGAAGAAACAATCCCCTACACAAAAATTTCTTTCAGGTCACATTAAGATAGATGACGGCATGGGCGGCGAAGAGATGCTGCAGGTCGTAATCTTTAACAACAAACATAAACAAAAAGACAATCACCCTGATTTTCGAATCTACAAATCGGTCCCTCGAACACAATCCACTACAAGTGGGCAGAAACCTCCCGCCTCTGAAGAGGCTGTCGTATCCTCCGGCGTACAGGAGGTCTCCGAGGAGGACGTACTGTAGCTGGTACCTCGGGAAACCAAGCCCCCTTTCTTTAGGGGGTTCTTTTTTTTTGCTTTTTTTTAAATCTTGCACTATAATAAAACCCACTATGCCACTTTATGAATTCACAAACCCAAAGACGGGAGAAGTTGTTGAAGTGGTTCAATCAATGCAGGAAGATCACGTATTTTTCGATGAACACGGCAACGAATGGAAAAGAGTATGGCACTCACCTAACGCTTCCATAGACACAGAGATAGACGCGTTTTCCGAAAAAGACTGGATGAGGCGTACAGCCAAAAAAGGCATGACCGCAGGAGATATGTTTGACTTATCATCAGAACTATGCAATAAAAGGGAAAAGTCCGCTGGACTCGACCCAATTAAACAGAAAGCTGTAACCAACTACGAAAAGAAAACAGGAAAAGCTCACCCAAATAAATCAGGAAACAAAAAAAGAACATTATGAAATTCTCAGTATTCACACCCACTCACGATCTTAAAGATATAGATCAACCATTAGAAAGCCTTAAGGCACAGACCTTCAAAGACTTTCAATGGGTTATTTTATTAAACGGCGACGCCCTGAATCACGAACTAGAACTGGAGTCCAAACTATCAGACTCTGAAATAAAATTTAAAATTATTCGACAAGAACAAGAGACAACACCACCGCCAGAAAACCCAAACCAGCAACAACCCATAGAGAAGAATATAGGATTTCTTAAAAAAAGATGCTGCGCTGAATCAGAAGGGGAATACTTAGTTGAATTAGACCACGATGACGCTCTGTTGCCCGAATGCCTAGAAGAATTGTCGAAAGCCTTCGACGAGGGGTACGATTTCGTTTACTCAGACGACTACTTCCTGACAGAAAGAAAAAACGAATCCGGAGCCATACCCGAATCAAAAGAATGGGATTACGTTGTACCATTCTCTTCTGATTACGGGTGGAAAACAGAAATGGATGAAGAAGGAAATCAATATCACCCTTCTCATGAACCCTCCGCACTAGCACTCTCTTACATATGGTATGCTCCCGACCATGTTCGCGCTTGGAAGAAATCCTTCTACGAAAAGATAGGTGGTCACGAAAAAAACCTAGATGTATGTGACGATTACGAGCTGCTATGCAGAACATATATAGAAGGTAGTTGTCATAGAATCCCTAAACCTTTATATAAATATTATGCTTTTGATAAGCGCACCTCGGCTAATGAAAAAAATAAAAAAATTCAAGAACTTACCATGCAAATACATGACGCATACATGCTCGAAATAGCGAGCAAGTGGTCGGATACAAACAACCTCAAAAAAGTTGACCTAGGCTCAGGCTCATCAACGTATAAAGACTTCATAGGCGTAGATAAAAAAGAAAACAAAGACAATATAGTGTTTGATTTAAATGAACCCGACTGGCCCTTCGAAGATGGTTCCGTAGGTGTGTTTAGAGCTTGGAATTCGCTTAACTTCCTTAAAGACCCGATTCACGTAATGAAAGAAGCTTACAGATGCTTAAGTGATTACGGGTGGTTTATAATAGATGTACCAAGCACTGATGGCAGGGGAGCCTTTATGGACCCCTTCGAAGTTAGTTACTGGAACTCTAACAGTTTTTGGTATTATACTAAAAAGGATTGGTCAAGGTTTATAGACACTCCTGTTAAATTTCAACTCAACAGAATCGACAACTACCACCCTAGTCAGTTTGAAGAATATCATAAGATATTATTTACTAGAGCTCACTTAGTTAAACTTCCCGAAAAAGGATTCAACGTTCCTATTAACGGAAGGGAAATTTAACTTTAGGCTTCCATTTTTAAAAAGATCCGTTACTATAATATAGTAACGAAAAGGTCCCCCTAATGGATAAAGATTCTATAAATGTAAAGAAGAGAAACGGACGCCTCCAGAAACTAGACATAAATAAAATCAACCTTTGCGCAGAAAGGGCGTGTGAGAATATAAGTAATGTTTCAGCAAGTGAAGTAGTATTAGATGCTCACGTACAACTGTACGATAAAATAACCACAAAAGAAATAGATAAAGCTTTAATATTATCTGCTAGGCAAAAAATAGAGAAAGAGCCCAACTATAACTACGTCGCGTCTAAGCTTTTACTATTCAACATTCATAAAGAAGTTTTCGGAAGTAGCGTCGATAAGGACGCTTTCGACCACCAATACAGGCTATCATTCATAAAAAATATAAAACTGTTGATTAAAAAAGATATACTAAGTTCAAAATTCCTTAATTTTGATTTAAAAAAATTATCAGAACACCTCTCCCTGAAAAGAGATTTTAAATTTAAATACCTAGGACTACAAATTCTTCATGATAGGTACCTACTAAAGCTAGACAACAGAAGGCTCGAAGCCCCACAGTCTTTCTGGATGCGAGTAGCCATGGGTCTCGCCCTCAATGAAAAAAATAAAGAAGAAAAAGCTATAGAATTTTATGACTCCATTTCTAAATTCCTTTTATGCTGTTCTACACCCACTCTTTTTAATAGCGGGACTAATCATAGTCAGCTTAGTTCTTGCTATCTCAACACTTTCGATGACAGCATTGATGGTATATTCGAGGGTGCTTGGCAAGAGGCGCGAAAATCTAAATTCGCAGGAGGACTAGGTTTTGATGTCACTAATTTTCGCTCTTCCGGCTCTCACATTAAGGGAACAAATGGGACTTCTAGCGGCCTCGTGCCTTGGCTTAAAATTTACAACGACCTACTTGTGGCAGTTAATCAAGGAGGTAAACGTCCCGGTGCTGGCTGCGCTTATCTTGAGCCTTGGCATTTGGATATAGAAGATTTTCTTGATCTTAAAAAGAATACTGGCGACGAACGCCGTAGGTGTCACGACTTGAATACGGCTAATTGGTTGCCTAATTTATTCTTAGAGCACGTTGAAAAAGATAAAGATTGGTATCTCTTTTCTCCCTCAGATGTTCGTGATCTTCACGAGCTCTATGGAACAAGCTTTGATAAACGGTACAAAAGATACTGTAAAATGGCGGACTCTGGAGAAATAATCAACTACAGGAAAGTTAATGCTAAAACCTTATGGAAGAAAATGCTTCGAGTCCTGTTTGAAACAGGTCACCCTTGGATGACGTTCAAAGATAACGCGAACATGCGTTACTCAAACTCCCATGAAGGAGTAATACACAGCTCTAATCTTTGTACAGAAATATTCCTCCACACTAAACCATCACAATACACAAACGGAACTAAAACAGAAGTAGGCGAAACTGCAGTATGTAATTTAAGCTCCATAAACCTAAAAGAACACCTCAAAGATAATGGAAAACTAGACTTCAAGAAGCTATCGAAAACGATAGCGGTTCAAATGAGAATGTTAGACAATGTTATTGATTTAAATTTTTACCCTACAGCTGAAGCGAAAAAGGCAAATTTATCTCATCGCCCAGTTGGGGCAGGCAGCATGGGTTGGGCAGACGTACTTCATTCCTATAAAATTAATTTTTCTTCAGACGAAGCTGTAAAATTTAACGATGAACTTTATGAATTTATCTCATATCATTGCATACTTAACTCAAGTAAGTTAGCTAAAGAAAAAGGTAAATACTCTACGTACGAAGGCTCACTGTGGGATCAAAACATCCTTCCTATTGACTCGTATAAAAACCTCATGGATTATCTTAACGAAAAACCGATAGTACACAGAGGTAAAAGGTTCTGCCCAGATCTAGACTGGAAAGAGGTTCGCTCTAACATAAAAGATAACGGAATGAGAAATAGCAACACTATGGCTATAGCACCAACAGCGACCATATCCTACATACAAGGGTGTTCTCCCTGCATCGAACCAGACTTTTCAGTTCTATTTGTATACGAAAACAAATCTGGCAACCTCACCATAACAAACGAATGGTTCGTTAAGGAATGCAAGGATGCTGGAATTTGGGACCAAAACTTAATAGACCTCATTAAGTCAGTCGACGGAGACGTTAACAGACTAAACGGAGAACTAACGCCTGACATAAAAGACAGATACAAAACAGCATTTGACCACGACCAATTTAAGTTGCTAGAATGTGGAGCGGCTAGACAAAAATGGATTGACATGGGGCAAAGCTTGAATCTGTTCAACAACAGCACCTCATTAAAATACTTAAATGACTTGTATTTTTATGCAAAAAAGCTAGGACTTAAAAGCACCTACTACCTAAGGAATAGATCAGCAAGTGAAATCGAAAAGTCTACAGAAATTAAAAAAGATAGTAACGATGGTATTAATGATTCAGATAATCCTGATAATAATAAGCCTACTCCTGAGGCTTGTTCCATACTAGACCTAACCTGTGAAAGCTGTCAATAATATGAATAAAAAAAAGCTAATAATCAAAACTCCGAAAGAGAAGATTGAAGCCCTTGCTAAAGAACTAGAAGGAAACCCTGACACCCAAGAGTTGGCCGTCGTCATGTATGTTGTCGCAGGAGCGACGCTTTTAGGGAAGGAAGCACAAAAGTCTTTAGCCTTATGGAACGCTACGTGGGCAGATAGCGTGATTAACGAGGTACATAAAATAAAAGAAGAGGAAACCGTAGAGGGTTTAACCAACAATATTCTAGAAAAGGATAGTAACGATGAATAAGGATGGGATGCTCTTAAGCGAAGATATAGCTGGGGTTAACCAAATACTCCCGCATAAGCATCCATATGCTTGGGATCTTTTCATTAAAGGTGCAGCCAATAACTGGTCCCCTGCGGAAATAAATATGGGGGACGATGTCAACCAATGGAAAAGCGACCTTTTAACTGATGACGAGAAACTTTTAGTTAAAAGATGTCTCGGTTTTTTTGCAGGAACCGAATCTCTAGTAGGTAACAACCTCTTACTTACCGTGAATAGATGGATAACTGACCCAGAATGCAGACAATATATTCTCCGACAAGCCTACGAAGAATCTCTACATAACTGGACAATCGTGACCTGCTGTGACAGTTACGGATTAAAAGTTTCAGAAGTTTACGAGGCATATATAAATATTCCTAGCATAAAATCCAAGGATGATTTCCTTATGAATATAACTTCTGACGTTAACAGGCAAGACTTCTCCACCAAAACGGTCGAGGGTAAAAGAGAATTCTTAAGAAACCTAATTACGTACTACATAGTATGCGAAGGTACCTTTTTCTTTAGCGGCTTTGCTATGCTTCTTGCGCTAGGTCGACAAAATAAACTACCCGGCCTCTCGGACCAAATTAGATATACTCTCCGAGACGAAAGTTTACATATTCAATTCGGTACATACCTCATCAACACAATCAGGGAGCAATACCCCTCGGTATGGACTAAAAAATTTGAACAAGAAACCATTAATCACATTAAAGAAGCCGTTGATCTCGAAATAAAATATGCTCACGACGTATTACCAAGAGGCATATTGGGGTTAAATGCAGATATGTTTGTTGATTACATGCAATACATCGGTAACAGAAGACTCGAGGGTATCGGCATTGACTTCCGTTTTGATAGCGATAAAAACCCATTCCCTTGGCTCTCTGAGGTAGTAGACACGGGTGCGATGACTAATTTCTTTGAAAGAAAAGTGAAGGATTATCAAAGTTCAGGCGTCTTAGAAGACGATTTTTAAACCAAAATGAAAACACTAGTAACATTAACTGTAGGGATGCTGCTTTTTGCGGTGTCGGGTTGTTCGAGTACAATGACGGTTGGTCCTCAAGCTAATGAGGACGCTGTGGTAGGCGCAAGTCTCAGCACCGAAGGTGCCAGCGTAACACTTCCGTTAATTAAAGGTAGCGTCGGTACAGCTTCGACTACCGCTCCGGCTACTACGAAGAAAAAGAAGTAAACAAATTACATCCCATTGCACACGCCCCCTTTTCGAAGGGGGTTTTTTTTATCTTATGATTTTTCCGTGAATTTCAGAAACCTTCACTAATCCGTACCAAGAAGCTTCCCTGTTGTCACCTATAACCCAAACGTAACCCTTGGGTACTTTTATCTTATTTCCATTTTCATTAAGCCATAGGGTCTCCTCCTCGTTAATATAAAAAATAATAGCTATATTAGAGAAGTCGTCCTTCAATTCGTGATCATTTAAAAATATTTTACCATATTTAATTTGAACAGTATCCCCCTCAACAGCTATCACCCTTTTAAGCAATTCGTCACGCTTCTCCTCGGGGTCTCTCAGTATTACAACTTCACCCTTTTCCGGCCTAAAGAATCTATAAGTCCACTCATCCACGAGAAGCCTCTGCCCTTGAATAAATGTAGGCTCCATACTGTTCCCCTCCACCTTAGAGAAACTGTACCCCAGATGAAAAAATACAGAAAAAACCACAAAAAGGAAAAATATTCTCATGATCCTACAAAATTTCTTGTTGTCTATTTTCATTCTGATTGAGGTAGGTTTTCTTCTTTGTAATATTTAATTATTTTATATTGGTATACATTAAATACAAGACTTACTATCAATAATAAAACCATCGAAAGCTTTATCCAACAGGAGTTCCTCTTCAACCAACTCTTAGCCCCTGAAAAAAGGTCAATTTTAGGAAAAAAACAATGATTCATAATATTTTAAATAAAAAAATTAAATTAATTAGATTAAAAGCTAAACTAACCCCCAGAAGTGAAGCTAAAATAATCACAGTATACTCCTTGATAGACATAACGTTAGACTTACTCAAACGCTTACGTTTTGGGATTTTAGTTTTCACTTCTTTATGCTTGAATATCCACCAATTGCCACTTCGATCCTGAACACACCAATCGGTTTTTTGACCAGCCCACCATCGTCCATCCTCATCAACCTTGGTTAGCTTCATTAAGTTGAGTCTCCTTCTTTTAACTTAATCCACTTGTCAGGATCAACGGGGTCAATTTTGGGTGGCCATTTTCCCAACTTCTTTATATATTCCACGAGAGCGTCAATTGTAGCCTTGTACGAGTTAATTATATCATTAGCCCGAATTAGGGCAGTTTCCTGAGACTGAATAGTCTTCTTCCAGTCACCTATGATTTCTCCTTGAAAATCTATGACTTCCTCCCGCTCGACAAGCCTTCTCTCGTAATCTTTTAATACATATTGAATCCTTATATTGTCCTCCATCAATAAGAACTTCTCCTTGGAATGCTCTAGGTTCTTACATGTATTAAATAAAATAAAAATAATAGTTATAAGTAAAATGGAACATACGGAAAAATAATTCTCACACAATACCCCAAAGATTTTCTTTGAACTTTCCTTAATCCAGTTTAGAAAGCCATACAAACCTTTAGTCATCTTAATCCATGAATCATTAAGAGCCTTCATGTATATAATTACACCCTTTAGTTAAGTTAAGGATCTTTTAAAAGAGAGTGCTCGCTTACACTTTTTCACTTAAAAATAGAAAAATTTTTAGACCAACCCTCGATAAAATATAACCCACACCCGGATAACACTTTCAATAATCGTGTAATTACAAATATGAAATCATGGAACTGGTTTAAAAATAAGTGCAAATGTACAAGAAACTGTAAATGTTTCCGATGCAAGCTTGTGAAATTAGCTAAAAGTTGGTATAAATCCCTCAAAACGACAACAAACAAAGTCTTCAATTGGTTTAAAAAGGCGGTCTTGAATCACCTACCCGGCCCACAACTAATAAAAGCCCTAGTGGCAATTGGTGGTTCTTTCTGGTTAATATTTACAGGTAGCCTTGAGTGCACGATATCGATACTACTACTAGGATGGGGTGCCGCAGAATTAATTGACTGGTTGGAGTGGAAATAATTATCTTTTTTAAGAAATTAGTGTAATAGACTACATGGACTATCAAATTCTTGTAAATATAGCTGTCGGTATTGTTACCTTAATGGGAGGGTGGGTATTCAAGATGATTCTTGGTCATATCAACGAGATCAAATCAGAACACAACGCCTTAATGATAAAACATCACGAAGACGTTGAGAAAGTTACTTCCAAGTATACTGATCTCGCTCTTTCGCTACCAGAAAAATACGTCAGCAAAGATGATTTCAAAATGTTCTCCGAAAGGATGAACGACAGATTCGACAGAATAGAAGAGAAGCTCGATAACATGAAGAAATAACTTGCTTTTATTAAAAGGCGTGTTAATATTGGGCTGTGAAGAGCTTCAAAAGATCAGACTATTCTACGCTTGTGCATCTGTTCCTGAAGGAGCCCACTAAGATAAACTATGCAAGAGAGTATGGTATAGCTAAGAAATTACTCAGCACCTATGGTGACTTTACTTTTTGGAAATCGACCCTCTTAGACCCCAAGCGGTCTATCTTAAACTCTTTAGCCTACTTCTTAACCGAAGACGGTAAATATTTTTTAAAATATAATTACAGCATCCATAAGAAGAGGGAAAAACTCTCCTTAGTCTCCCTTGAATCTAAGAAGATACCACTCAAGGAAGAAAAGGTTGGGGAAGACTTATCTCCGAAAATAAAAAGCAAGCTATCACTAATGGATTTTATCAAAAATGACACGTAAAAAACAAGAAAAAACCAACATAGGACCAGTAGGCCAAATCCAAGCCTACCTCGAACAAAACAAGGGAGATCACTACAACTTTGAGGAAGATAGGGTTTACAGTGTTTCAAGCGGCAGCCTTCTGTTAGACATAGAACTAGGCGGAGGGGTGAAACCCGGAGTAGTTAGAGCTACAGGAGTAACTGAGGGTGGAAAAACTTCATGCGCCCTAGCTTTTGCTAGGAATTTTCAAAAGATGGAAAACTCAATGGTAATTTATGTCAAAGCCGAAGGGAGACTGTCTGATGATTTAATAGAAAGAATGGGCATAGATACTGATCCCCAAAAATGGCAAATCATAAAGTCTAACGTTTACGAAACTGTAATTAATTTGATGAGGCAAATGGTAAAAGATAACCCCACGGACTCACGCTATATGTTCATAATTGATTCCATGGATGCACTAATTCCCAAAAGTGACCTAGAGAAAGGATCGGAAGAAGCACTTAAGGTTGGTGCTGGGGCACTACTAAGTTCGGATTTTCTCCGCAGGATGGCTCTCGCACTAGCTACACGCGGTCACGTTTGCTATATGATTTCGCAAGTAAGAAGTACTATAAAAATTAATCCGTACGAAAAATCCGACCCTCAAGTAACTAACGCTTCAGGAGGAAACGCCGCACTTCACTATAGCGATTGGATTTTAGAATTTCAACCAAGGTATGTGAAAGACATAATCTCCACCCAACCAAATGGAAAGGGTGACGTGCTTGGCCATTGGTGTAAAGTTGTATTCAGAAAAACCCCGAACGAAAAAACAGGAACAACCGTTAGATATCCTATCCGATACGGCAGAGTAGGAGGTAAAAGTATTTGGGTGGAATACGAAGTGGTAGACATGCTCCTTCAGTGGGAAATGGCCACAGCTAAAGGCGCATGGGTTACGGTATCAGATGAAATTATTGAAGAAGTCAAAAACGAAACAGGTTTAGAATTTAAAAAGCAACACCAAGGTATGGATAACTTAAGAAAATATTTTGAAGAAAACCCTGATATAGGCAAGTACTTATTCCATAAGTTTAGAGAAGCACTAAAGAAAAGCTGATGGAACAACTCTTCCTATTTGGTGAGGAGCCTTCCGTTATAATCAATGAAGGTGGCTTAGACATCTCGGAAGTTCCCGAGATGGACTTCGTATCTAAAAACCCCAAATTTAAAAAATACCAGAGAGGCATAAAAACTAAAAAAATAAAACAACTCCGCCAACTCCCGCCAGAAAAATACATAGCGTACCCAACAGGAGCATTACACAGTATAAAAGAATATCATGATCTTGGCCCCATTTTTCCCTACATACTTAACGTAAGCAAAGGTACGCACCTTTCGATAAGGGTAAGCAGAAACCAATACCCAGCCTTAGCAATTTCCATAGATAAAGGTATCCAGCTGGACTACAATGCTCATGAAATTTTTGCAATAGCATTTGTAGAGAACCCACACCCAGACATACTGTGGATGGTGGACCACAAAAACGATGATAAATTAAATTACCAAGTAAACAACTTATCTTGGGTAACTCAAGCATACAACCAAAAAAAGGCTGTTGAAGCTTCCAAGAATTCCACAACCAAGATATTGTCAGTTGGGTCCCACCGCATTAAATATGAAACAGGAAACGCAGGTGAAGAATCATGCGACTATATGATATAAACGGAAGACTCAGGAACAAAAATGTAAACAAGTATTTAATTGACTGGAATAAAAAATCTAGGTCTAAAATACAATTTACAACAAAAAAATTCTTAGAAACGTACTGGAGAAGGCATATAGTTTTTGAAGAGTTTCCTGTCTACGGCACCAGACAGAAGGTTGACATACTAAACGCAACAATAAAGGTCGCCATAGAGGTCCAAGGGAATCAGCATAGTTCTTTTAACAGGTTTTTTCACAATAACTCTAGAGCTAAGTATCTAGAGTCGATTAAAAGAGATGTCGCAAAAAGCGGATGGCTTCACAAGAATAATTACAAATTGATAGAAGTTGAAGAAAACGAAATAAGCCTGTTATCCGAAGAATTTTTCCTAAAAAAATTCGACCTCAAACTTTAGTGTTGCCCCAGCAAAAAGAAGACATATACTTGTTGGAGTAGAAATGGAAGAAGTAATAAGAAAGTAAAGTATGGATTCAATATATTCAATAAAGATAGAAAAGCACGTATTAGGAGGATTAATAAAAGAACCAAAGATGTTCGCAGATGTAGAAAGATTCGTTTCAGAAAAAGATTTTATAAATGAAGTTCATCAAACTATTTTTTGCGTTATAAGAAATTGTTACGTAAACAATGAAAGCATTGACCCTGTCGTTCTAGCAGAAAAAATTAAAAATATCGGCATATCATTCAAAGACGATATAGATATTTATGATTATATAGAAGCGATCTCATTTAATACAATAAACAAGAACGGCGTTCTAGAGGCTTGCAGAGAATTAAAAAAGCTCACAGTCAGAAGAGACCTGTACCACAAATGCGATGATATAAAAAAGTTCCTAAAAGAAAACGGGGAAAAAGCTGTAGATGAAATTATAACTACCGCAGACCACCTCTATGGAGACCTCATTAGAGATTTCGAATGCGCTGAGAAGGATCCAGAAAATCTTTACGAAGGCCTCCCGGAGTTAATAGAAACCACGGGAGAAATCCCGCAGGACGATTTCGGTTTCTCTACCCCATATCAAGAATTTAACAGGCTGTACGGAGGACTAAGACCCGGAAACCTTTATGCTGTAGTCGCAAGACCGGGGCAAGGAAAGTCTACATTAATTCTTGATATATGTAGAAAGACAGCGAAAAAACACGGAGTAAAAACCTTGATGTTAGACACAGAGATGAGTACTGAAGATATCAAATTCAGAATAGCTTCGGCTGAGTCTGGTGTCTCTTTATGGCATCTAGAAACCGGTAACTGGAGGCGCAACCCAGAGCTAGTGGAAAAGGTTAGAAATTCTCATAAGTCAATGGGAGAACAGTGCGTTTATCATTATCCAGTGGGTAATAAAAATATAGATCAAATTTGTTCTTTTGTTAGAAGATGGTACTACACCAATGTAGGAAGAGGTAACCCCTTTATCTTGGGCTATGATTACGTAAAACTAACTGGAGAAAAAGTTGGAAACAACTGGGCAGAACACCAAGCCATAGGTGATAAAATTGACAAGCTTAAAAAGTTATCGGAAGAGCTTAACTGCCCGATTGTAACAGCTATGCAAATGAATCGCACAGGTGAAAGCTACAACAGGAGGGCGGGAGCAGTCGTTGATGATAGTTCCGCTATAGCCCTGTCAGACAGGCTTCAATGGTTTGCTTCGTTTGTAGCTATCTTCAGGAGAAAGACCTTGGACGAGATAGCTGAAGACGGTGAAGACTTCGGTACTCACAAATTAGTACCCTTAAAAACAAGATTCCAAGGAAGAGATGCGGCGGGTCACCACGACCTAGTAAGGAGACCAATGGCCGACGGAACAGTTAGATTCACCAATAACTTCCTTAATTTCTCAGTTCAGAACTTTAATGCTGAAGAAATGGGATCTCTTAACGACATAGTTAACAGAGAAAGAGATCAGCACAACCTGAACGACCCCGCTCAAAACGACGGAGAAATTCTGTAATGGACGTAAAGACCATACTCTTAGACATCGGCTATTCCAACATTAAAGATAACGGTCGAGAACTAAGGATGAGGCCTATTTACAGGGACTCAGGGAATGATTCGGTACTTTCCGTAAGGAAAGATACCGGTCATTTTATTGATTTCAGTAAATCTATTAGCGGCTCCTTTGAATATTTGATTCAACTATCTCTAAGACTAAAAAGCGTTACCGAGGCTAAGCAGCACCTTCAAGACAAGTGGTCGATCACAACCATAGAAAGGGATCACAGGCCAACTGTAGAAAATTTAAAATTTTTCCCACAAAGCTACCTCACAAAGCTCATGCCCAATCATGAATATTGGGAAAGTAGGGGCGTCTCGAAAGAGACTATAGAAATATTTGAGGGTGGAGTCGTGGAAAACGGTACGATGGCTAATAGATATGTGTTTCCTATTTTTGACTCAAAGCGAAATCTCATCGGAGTAACGGGCCGACTAATTAACGAAGCCCAAAATAAAAACACCCCAAAGTGGCTCCATAAAGGTAAAACCTCTGAATGGAAGTACCCACTTCAATACAACTATAACTCGATAAAAGAAAAAAAAGAAGTTTTCCTGATAGAAAGCATAGGAGATATGCTGGCAATGTGGGAAGCTGGAGTCAAAAACACCCTGATAGTCTTCGGGCTTAACCTTTCCCCTTCGATAATGAGTTTATTAATTAAATTAAACTTAAATAAAATTTTTATTTCTTTTAATAATGACTCCTATAATAATAGTGCAGGGAACAAGGGTGCAGCTAAAGCTAAGAATAAATTAAACAAGCACTTCGACCCCGAAGACATACAGATTCATTTACCCGAAAAAAATGACTTCGGAGAAATGACTCCCAAGGAAATACAGGAATGGATGATGAACAATTTTGCAAAGAAGTCAGAAGGGTTCTAAATGAAGTAGAGCCCGACAAAAGAATTTTCAAAAAAGTACTAAAAATACAAGAAGCGGAAATGGAGTTTGCAGCATACAGATATCAATATAAGAAAGGCGAAGAAGCCTATAAAAAGCTAATAAAATTTAAAAAAGTTAGTAACTTAATTTGCCATTTACTAGAATTAAACAGCCATTCAAACAAATGAGACTAGATTAAAGGATTCTGTGAAGTCAATGTTAAAGGGCTTATGGAAAGCACAAAGGAAATTTAACATGAGAGATTACGAAGGAAGAAATTATATAAACGGGGAATGGCATAAACCCGATCACGAAACATACTCCAAGATTAATCCGTCAACCGGAAAATATATGGGCATTTTTCCTAATAGCGAAGCGCCAGTAGTGCACGACGCTTATGTGGCAGCAAGAGAAGCTTTTGACGATTGGAGAAAAGTCAGCCGATTCGTTAGGTCAGATTACATGTATCGAGTTTCCCAGATAATAGAAAGAAGAAGAGAGGATTTAGCAAAAGCTATCTCTTTAGAAACTGGAAAAAATTATAATGAAAGTATCGCAGAGGTTAATGAAGCCTTACATATGGCTCAATTTGCTTTTGGCTCTGGCCGCTATAGTCACGGTGAAGTTGTCTCTTCAGAAATTGAAGAGAAAGATTCTTACATGCTTAGAAAACCCAAAGGAGTCATCGCAATTATTTCTCCTTTCAATTTTCCTTTAGCTATCGGAGCCTACTGGTGTGCGGCACCAGCTATAGTGGAAGGCAATACTGTTATCCTAAAACCGTCTGAAGACGCCCCCTTGTCCACAGAGTTAGCGGTACAAATTTATGAAGAAGCAGGCTTACCTAACGGCGTGGTTAATTTGATTCACGGTAAAGGTGAGACAGGAGACGCCTTAATACACGAAGACGTAGACCACATATGTTTTACTGGAAGCGCCGAAGTGGGTCAGCACATAAGAAAAGTTGCAGCAGAAAGCTGGCACAAAACCACTTCCTGCGAAATGGGCAGTAAATCTGCATGTATTGTTTTTGATGATGTCGAAATTCCATTAGCAATAGAAGCTACAATAGCAAGTGCCTTTAAGTTATCTGGTCAAAGATGCGTTTCCTCTAGTCGAATCCTAGTGCAAAGAACAATTTATAATGATTTCGCCAGAAGGTTTGCAGAAAAGGCTTCAGAACTTAAAACCGGTAACCCGTTTAACTCAAACCTAGGCACCTCTGGCTGCCCAGATGGAATGGTATGGGAAGAGTTAACCCCTAATAACGACATGTATTACGGTCCAATTATTAACGAGCAGGGTTTCGATAAGGTTAGACATTATAATAACTTAGTTCTTCAAGATAGCCGAGTGGAGGTACTGTTATCTCCTGTTTACACCGGTGATGGTAAATCACATTACTCTACTCCGATGGTTTATAAGTGTGAATGGCTTGGAACTGACGCTAAATTCTTAAGAAACGAAGTCTTTGGGCCCCACGTGGCAATTATACCTTTCGACACTTTAAATGATGCAATTAATATTTACAATGATACTGATTACGGTCTTGCGGTGGGTGTGCTTACGAATGATTTTCGCAAAGCACGGGTACTGCGAGACGAATGCGAAGCGGGAATGATTTACTGGAACGGTGGATCTATAGCTGCTGAATCCCACCTCGCTTTTGGTGGGGTTAAAAAATCAGGAAACGGATTCCCTAGCGCAGCCAGAACATTTAGGGCGGTGACGCACGAAATAAGCTGGACTGTTAATCACGCAGACAAACTCACATTCCCTCAGGGGATGAAGTAAAGAATAAAGGACATAACACAAAATGGAATTCCATGAATCAGATAGACTAGCCCCAAAGGGGCAGCAAAAAGTAGTTTTAGTAGATATAGACGAAACAGTCTGTTGTTACGGAGAAAAACGACAATATGATTTAGCTATTCCAATTAATAAAAATATACAAAAAATAAACGACCTATACGATGAAGGCTGGAAAGTTATATACTGGACAGCTAGAGGCGGTTCACCCAAATCTAAAGCTGCAGGCAGATGCTACTATGACTTTACTTGGGAGCAGCTAGAGTCGTGGGGGTGTAAGTTTCACGAACTGTCAACCGGTACGAAAGGGGAATACATCAAGCCCCCCTTTGATTTAGTGGTGGACGACAAAGCCAAGCGAATAGAGGAGGTTTGATGCCAAGTTACAAAGAGTGGCTAAAATGGAGAAAAGGATATTTTAAAAGAAAAAATGATATGGACAAAAAAAATTGGAAAGATTTATTTATTGGAGCTTCGTTAATATCTTTGTCTATTTTTTTATACTTTAATAGTATGTATACAATTGAAATTGCTATACTGATTGGAATATTAACCTTATGGTGGTTGGAGTTTTTTTAAATGAAAGAAGAAGAAAATTTTTTTAATAAGTTCAGGTCGCCCATACCAAATAACCTTACCCCGGAAGAGCTAAAGGAGTGGGAAAAACAGGCGGAGTGGGATAAGCAAGAATACCAAAGAAGAAAAAAAGAAGGAATGTACCCAGACCAGCAAAACAATGGTTTCGTTTCTAGAATTTTCAGGAAATTCTCACCCAACAACAAAAAAGATGGAAATATTGGATACGGCCCCTGATACAACAATAATAAAGTATGGATCAAAAACCCAGAGCAGTGGTCTGCGGCGTTGGCCACATCGGAAAAGCTATCATTTTCTGTATGACCAAGCTAGGGTTTCACGTAATCGCCTTAGATAGAGACAAGGACGCAGCCAACCACTTGCCAGCCCAGTTGTTCGATTTTTTAGTCACCCCTGATCAAGAATCCATAGAAAAAGCCATCTTCCTTTCGCAACCCCATGTAGTAATATCCTCCCTACCCTACCACCAGACACAACAAGTTGCAGAATACTGCATAAGAAATAAACATAATTACTGCGACCTAGGAGGAAAAGTCAGGGTGTCTCAAAAAATTAACCAACTTGCCAACTCAGCCGGAAACCCTTCTGACAGCTTTCATGTATTCACGGATCTAGGGTTGGCTCCGGGGTGGGTTAATATTTTAGCCGAACACGGAAGAAAACAATTGTACGGAAAATCTAAAGACATAAAAGATGTAAAAATGATGGTAGGAGGCATCCCCGATCAACCCCGAAACCCACCACTGAATTACGTAATGACTTGGTCGCTAGATGGATTGATAAATGAATATGAAGATAAGTGTAAGATATTAATTAATGGTCAAGAAAGTTGGGTTGATGGCATGGAGGGCCTCGAGAAGGTAGATACTAAGTCTCGCGGTGAGCTAGAAGCGTTCTATACTAGCGGTGGAGCATCTCACTCAATAGAATCAATGAAATCTGCTGGCGTACAAAATTGTTCCTACAAGACCCTAAGGTACAAAGGCCACAGAGACATAGTACGATTTCTGATAAAGGACTCCAAACTCAGTAAAGAATGTCTAGGGGAGTTGTTTAAAAACACCGTTGTCCGTGAAGCTAGGGTTTTAGATATAGTTATAATCA